GGACACGGCAGGCCGACATGATCCGCGCTCGCGTGTCGTGGGCGGATGTGGAGGCACTGTTGGCGCAGAAAGGAGACAAGGAATGAACCGCACCGAACTCATCGCGCGCCTGAGCGCACTCGACGCCTGCGAAGAGGCGCTCGCGTGGATCAAGCAGACCCCCGGCGAGCCGGCCGACCTCTGGGCTGCGTGTCAGCGCGGTGACTGGATGATCTGGCTGCTGGCGGCTGTTGGCTACGACGAGCGGACGATGCGGCACATCGCCTGCGATTGCGCAGAGGGCGTACTGCCCGTCTACGAGCGGGCGTACCCCGACGACCGCCGACCGCGAGACGCAATCGCCGTGGCGCGGCGCTACGCGGACGGCGAGGCGACGGAGGAGGAGATGGCCGCAGTCTGGACCGCAGCCTGGGCCGCAACCGCGGACGCCGCCTGGGCCACAGCCAGGGCCGCAGCTAGGGCCGCAGCCAGGGCCGCAGCCGCGGCCGCAGTCTGGACCTTAACCGCGGACGCAGCCGCGGACGCAGCCGCGGACGCAGCCGATGCCGAAGCCAAGTCCGCATTCGATTACGCAGCCAGTGACACATTGTGGGACGCATACAGTGACGCAGCCGGGGCCGCAGCCAGGAACGCAGCCAGGGCCGCAGCTATCGCACAACACGCGGACATGATCCGCGCCCGCGTGTCGTGGGCGGATGTGGAGCGGGCGATGCTGGCGCAGAAGGGAGCCACTGAATGAACCGCACTGCTTTTCTCGCGCGCCTGCGCGCAATCGACGCCTGCGACGAGGCGCTGACGTGGATCGAGCAGACCCCCGGCGAGCCGGACGACCTCTGGGCCGCGTGCCAGCGCGGTGACTGGCTGCTCTGGCTGCTGGTGGCTGTGGGCTACGACAAGCGGGTGATACGGCACATCGCCTGCGACTGCGCCGAGGGCGTACTGCCCATCTACGAGCTGGCGCACCCGGACGACCGCCGCCCGCGCGACTGCATCGCTGTGGCGCGGCGCTACGCGGACGGCGAGGCGACGGAGGAGGAGATGGCCGCAGCCAGGGTCGCAGCCGTGGACGCAGCCAGGGCCTCAGCCAGGGCCGCAGCCGAGGACGCAGCCGAGGACGCAGCCTGGGCCGCAGCCGATGCCGCAGCCTGGGCCGCAGCCGAGGACGCAGCCGGGGCCGCAGCCAAGGATGCAGCCGATGACGCAGTCTGGGCCGCAGTCTGGGCCGCAGCCGATGCCGCAGCCGTGGACGCAGCCAGGGCACGGCAGGCCGACATTATCCGCGCCCGCGTGTCGTGGGCGGACGTGGAGGCGCTTCTGGCGCAGAAGGGAGGCGGGGAGTGAACCACGACAAGGCACGAACCACACTGATCCCCCTCCGCACCCCCCTAGGCACCCCCTAGAAGGCCCCTAGCAGCCTCTCTCGTGGACAAACTAAGGCCACCCTATAGTCACCCCCTAGCCGGCCCCTAAAATCGCTCTACGGGGCGGCTAGGGGCCTTAGAAGCGGTTTAGGAGAATTTATACAATGATCTCCGCAAAGTCCATCCTGTCGTCCGTCAACAAGGAGACCCACAAGCGCATTGACACCCTGCAACTGCGCTTCCCCCGGTTCATTCTCGCTCAGTTCAACACTCACCGTGTCTTTTCACGCAACGCAGCATCCTCTCGGGCAATCCCGACCGCCAAGCTGATTGAGCAGGTGAGGACCGATCCGGTGGTGCCCCTCCGGTGGGGCCGGAATCGTCCCGGTATGCAAGCTACTGAGGACCTTTCCGCCCCCGAGCAGGACAGGGCTTTGTCGGCTTGGCTACGTGCTAGGGACGCTGCCTTGAGCGAGGCCGAATTTCTGGCCGACCTCGGGGTACACAAGCAGGTCGTCAATCGTATCCTTGAGCCCTACCTTCATGTTGACGTGATTGTCACCGCTACTGAGTGGGACAATTTTTTCTCCCTTCGACTGGACGATGCGGCACAGCCCGAGATTCAAGAGCTTGCCCGGCAGATGAAGGCGGCCCTAGACGGGGCCGACGTGGTCGAAATGGGGCCGGGGGATTGGCACATTCCGTATATCACCGAGGAGGAACACTATCTGGTCACTGTAGGGGCACTCCCGAAGACCCGCCTGCTTTCCTTTTCGGCGGCCCGGTGTGCCCGCGTGTCGTATCTCAACCACGACCAGACCGCTCCCGACCCCGAGAAGGACTTGGCTCTGGCCGGAAGGCTGTTGGCCCATAAACACATGAGCCCCTTCGAGCATCAGGCACTGGCCTACTTTCCTGCCCGCACTTCCTACCTGGAGGACCTTCAGAGGAACTTCACTGGAGGCTGGGCACAACACCGGGCGATGCTGGAGTCGGGGTTTCTGGAGTAGCTCGCGGGAGACACAAGAACGCCCCACCTGAGGGAAACCTTGGGTGGGGCGCTTTGTTGTGCCCTCAGGGTTCACTCTGAGTGTTAGAACCTCGGGGGAGGCTCCAGACGGAGTTCCCTTGCTCGGTCACGTACCAGCATTTCGAGAAGGGACCCCTTCGACATCCCATAGTGAGCCTGAAGGGCCTCCAACAGGTAGGCGACGTGGGTGGAGGTCTTGAACCCCACCTGCGTCTCCTTCCACCGCGCGCGTACCGGCGGCTTGCGGCGAGGGGCGGCCTGAGGAGGGGTTTCCACAGGGGCCGACTCCACGGTGGCCCGGCGGTAGGACCGGGGGCGGGAGTAGGTACGGGCGGGGGTTGCGGCACCATTTGACTTACGAGGCACGGGCATGCTCCTTTCGGGGTAGTAGCCGCTATCGAGCGGCTGTGGTAGACATAGGGTGAACCTAATCACGCAACTCAGGAGGGGCAACCGGGATGAATCTGTTGGAAGAACAGAGGGTTCTGGAGGACGACGGGCTCAGTGCTGGGAAGGACCGCTTCGAGCGTCAGCTTCAGCAGTCCATAGAAAACGGCACCTACGCGGACCAAGGGGCGGCTCGGAAGCTCCTTTCGCTGGGTGTGGAGAAGTACGGCAAGATCCTCGCTGACATGCTCGCTAGCACCGACAAACGCAGGCGTACTCTAGCCATGGAGTGGGTGGAAAAGGTAGGGCCTGAGAAGGCTGCCTATATCACCTTGCGTTGCGCGTTCAACGGCGCGATGAAGCGCGAGACCATCCCAGCTCTAGCTAGAGGGATTTCCAAGAGGATTACCGACGAGCTTCGCTACCGGCGACTGGAAGCCGAGGCTCCGGCCCTGTTCAAATACAAACTCTCCAACTTCGCCACCAACCACTACATGCACCGGGCGCACTCCCTGGATGCCGCTGTGAGGTGGGCTGAGGTGGACGTGAGTGACCTTGAAATGTCTCCCTCTGATGCGCTGGCGACCGGGACCTTTCTGGTGGACCGCCTTATCGAGGCGACCGGCCTGTTCCGCATTGAGGACGGCAAGGGGGTCACCGGGAGGCGCACCAAGCATATCGTCCCTACCGAGGAAACCGAGCGCTGGCTGACCGAGCGGAATCAGGTGATGGCCCTCATGTCCCCGGTCTACCCGTGCATGGTGGTACAGCCGTTGCCGTGGGGTCCGGGCCGGCGGGGAGGCTATCGGTTCGGCCTCAGGGGGACCAACAAGTTGGTCAGGAGAGCCAGCAAGGCACACCTGAGGGCGCTCGATGAGACCCCCATGGACCCCGTGTATAAGGCGCTGAACACCGTCCAGAACACTGAATGGCTTGTCAACAAGAAGGTCCTCAAGGTCTTCGGGACCCTGATGGACACTGGGGGTGGTCGGGCCGGGCTGGCGTCTACGGAGCCGTTGCCGGATGTGCCCAAGCCGGTGTGGTATGAGCCGGGGGATAATTCCTTCAAGGCGGACCCGGAAAAGAGCCATGAGTTCTATCTGTGGCGCAGGAGGCAGTTTGCCCGGCACTCTGCCGACGTGCAGCGGAACCTGGAGGTGATTCGCCTGATGCGTCTCAGGGAGTCCGCCGAATTCTACTCCAAGTATGAGGGGATCTACTTCCCGCACTCGCTCGACTTCCGGGGGCGGATGTACCCAATACCCACGGCCCTGAACCCTCAGGGCGACGACCTCAACAAGGGGCTCCTGACCTTCGCCACCCCCAAGCCGCTTGGTCCCAAGGGAGCCTACTACCTCGCCATCCACGGGGCCAACGTCATGGGCGTCAGTCCGTGGGGCCAGAAGATGTCCAAGTTGACGCTGGATGAACGGGTACAGCAAATCGAATCCCTTACAGAGACCATCCTGAGAATTGCGCAGGACCCCATCGAGAACACTGATTGGATGACTGCCGATGAGCCGTGGTGTTACCTCGCGTTCTGCTTCGAGTGGGCTGACATGATTCACTGGGAGAGAACCGAGGGGACCCGAGAGTCATTCCCGTCGCGTCTCCCTGTGGCTTCCGATGGCACCTGCAACGGCCTACAGCACTACGCGGCCCTGCTCCGAGACCCGATTGCCGGGGAAGCCGTCAACGTCTGCGCCAACAGCCGCCCCAAGGACATCTACCAGGAGGTGGCTGATGCCGTGCTTGCACGCCTGGAGAGGGAGGCAGCAAGCGACCCCATGGCTGCCTTTTGGCTCAATTCAGGGCTTGTCAACAGGTCTCTCTGCAAGCGTCCAACGATGACTTTGGCCTATGGGGCGACGCAGTACGGCTTCAAGGACCAGCTTATTGCGTATCTCGAAAAGGATGTCCCCAAAGAGAAGTTGGAGCCGTTCTATAAGTGGGACGAGCATCGGGGGGACATGAAATTCGACCCACACCCTGAGTGCGTATACATGGCGAAGGTTATCTGGTCTTCTCTAGGTGATGTAGTGGTTTCTGCTCAGGAGGGCATGAGGTTTTTCCAGAAGTACGCCCGGACCATCGCCAAGGCGGGCATGAATCCTTCCTGGGTAGTCCCTGGGACCGGCTTTCTGGTCTACCAGAACTCCTACAAGCAGCGTATCAGGCAACCTATCAAGACGGTCCTTTGCGGGCAGGTCTACAAGCCTGCCGTCTACACTGACACCGACAAGGTAGACTCCTTTGCTGCCGCCAACGGTATCTCCCCCAACATCATCCACAGCCTCGACGCGGCTGCCCTCATGATGACTGTGAACCGGGCCAGTGACTCTGGGGTTACACATTTCGCCCTCGTGCATGATTCCTACGGGACCCATGCCGGGGACGCCGAACTCCTCAACATGGAGCTTCGCAAGGCGTTCTTCGAGCTGCACAAGAGGGATGTTCTCGGGGATCTCGCCCGCCAGTTCAAGGATCAGGTAGACGCCGCCAACAAGAAGCTGGCCGAGCAGGCCGCTGAAGCAGGGCAGCCTCCACCGAAGCTGCTGGAGTTCCCCGAGGTGCCCGAGAAGGGGAATTTGGACATTTCCCAGGTCCTCGTGTCCGAGTATTTCTTCTGTTAATTCGCGGGCTTGAATCGAGCCCTATATAAAGAATGACCCCCACGGCCCGCCTGAGGGCTTGCTGGGGGTCGTTCTTTTCGTGCCACCAAAAGGAGAACTAGAAGTTGGCTAACAAGAATCGTGTCATTACCAGCCCCAAGGGCGTTGCCAAGTTTCCCCACCTGAACGTCCCCGATACCAAGTTCGACGAGGCTGGGGTCTACACCGTCAAGCTGCGTCTCGACGCCTTCGACGCCGCGAACATCGCCTACATTGCGGAGATTGAGGCGGCTCACAAGGACGCTCTTGAGCTCTACCAGGAGGAAATGAAGGAGGCCCTGAAGGAGGCCCGGAAGAAGGGCGGAAAGGCCGGGAACCGGAAGGTTTCCGAGGTGAAGGACTTCTACAACGACCCGCCGTTCTTCCTCGATGAGGAGGCGAACGAGTACGAGCTTACCTACAAGATGTATGCCTCGTTTGTTTCCAAGAAGACCGGCGAGACCATTCATCTTCGCCCTGCCCTCTTTGACGCCAAGAACAAGCCTACTACGGTCAAGGTCACTGGAGGCTCCATCATCCGCGTTGCTAGCGAGCTTGTCCCGTACTTCAAGCCTGCCACCGGGTGTGGGCTCTCGCTGCGTCTCAAGGCCGTCCAGATCATCGACCTCAAGGATTGGTCCACTAACCCGGAGAAGCTCGGCTTCGAGGTTGAGGAGGGCTTCGAGGATGGCGGCGGCGACGAGAGGGAGGACGAGAACGGTTTTTCTGACGAGTCTTCCGGCGACGACGACGATACCGGGAATTTCTAAGAGGTAACTCATGGCTACTGCTAAGGTTGTCAGCTATGGGCCTGAAGTCCGGCTCACGCTCGATTATGAGGAGTGCGTAGCTCTCGCCAACGCTCTTTATCCGGTGGAGCCTGGAAACCCGTTCATTGATGATATTTACGATGAGCTTGTGGACCTCATCACCTATTCATTTGGTACATTCACTACTGAGGTGACGCTGGGGCTCACCCCCGAAGAGGCCGTGGAGCTTCAGGCCGTGCTTCAGGACGACCCCAACGATTCCACGGATGCCCCTTTTTGGGCTCTCACCCAGGCTATCGAGGATGCATGGGGGGCAGACGCCCTTCAGTGTCTTCCCGCTGCGGCCTACACTGAGGATGACGATGGGGAGGAGGAAGACGTTGCTGAGGTGATCCCACTGTTTCGGCGTAGACCTCCTGTCCCGGCGAACAAGGAGCCGGATGGCGAGGCGAAGTAGATACCCAGCAAGACAGAAGAAGGATAGTGACAAGAGGAGTGGGCTGGAGGACCAGATCGCTGAGCAGTTGGATAAGCTGAAGGTAGACTACGAGTACGAAACAGTGGTCCTCCCCTATGTACCTCCTCAGAAGGTCAGACGGTATACTCCTGACTTCATCCTGCCGAATGGCATCGTAGTGGAAGCTAAGGGGCGTTTCGACACAGCAGACCGCCAGAAGATGGCGCATATTATCGCTGCGTACCCCGACCTGGACATCCGCATGGTGTTCTCCAACCCCAACAACAGGATTTCCAAGGTGTCAAAAACTACGTATGCCGTTTGGTGTGACGGGAAGGGTATCCCGTGGGCCAAGGGGTATATCCCCGAGGCCTGGCTGAAAGAGCCCCCCAACCCGAGAAGCCTGCGGGTTATCTCTGAGTTGAATACAAAGAAAGGTAAAAAGTGAGAGAAAAATACATCTATGTTGTCCTTCCAGAGTTTCTCAAGTCGGGGGGTCGTAGCCAGTGAAGCTCGGAGTGCCCAATTATCTCCACCCGGCATCGACGTATACTGCGCGTACCCGCACCGACAACATTGTCATTCACTGCTCCGCTGACGATAAAGAGGATGGCATCATGGATACCGCTGAGGACATCCGTGAAATGCACGTCCTTGAGAATGGGTGGCTCGATATTGGCTACCATTTCGTAATTGAGCGGGACGGTATGGTCCAGTTCGGGCGTCCTGCGTGGTCGGTAGGGGCCGGGGTGGTCGGTCACAATCACAACTCCCTTCACATTTGCCTCGTTGGTGGTGCGGACGCGATGGGGCGGGGAGAAAACGACTTCACGGACGCTCAGTGGGAGGCCCTGACGGAGCTTGTGACTGTCGCGTGGGGAGCCTATGGGCGACCCAAGGTGCTTGGCCACAGAGACTTCGGGGTTCCAAAGGATTGCCCCAGCTTTGATGTGAGGACCTGGTGGTATCCTATCGAGGCCAAGCTGTCTAAAGGCCGAGGAGAGTAGAAAAGATGAGTGTCATCGTTTCGCTTATCATCGTAGCCTCCCTCGTTGCTTCGGGCTACTACCTTGTTAGGAGGGCTCGACGGAACAGATGGAAGGAGACGCCCGAGCAGATCCTTCACCGGCTCATCGAGGATTATGCCCGGATGCGCCGGAACACCCCTCGCACCGGACAGTCAGCAAAGGATTGGCCCATGGGGTGGTGGAACCATCAGCGCGTCAGGAAGGTGAATCGTGCGTAAGCCTGAACAGCTTGAGTTCGACTTCATGAAGGATGATGCGGTGGCCTTTGAGGGCTTCTTTGCGGGTGCAAAGTCGTACCTTTGGCTGGGCATTGCGGGTATCCTTGCCAATATCCTGTTCTTCGGAGCGGTGGTGGTGGCAGTTTGTATGATCGTCAAGTGGCTCTTTCACATTTGAAAAAGTCACCCTAACAATAGTTTCACATAGAAGAAAGAGAGAAAGAGTCATGAACAGCACTACCGACAAGAAGGTCACCACGTACACCTTCTCTATCCTGAGCCCGTCCATCATGAACGGCATTTGCGCCATGCTTGTTCGCCGCCTTGGTGGGACTGTCACGATTACTCGGAAGGAGCTTGAGGAGGCGGTTGAGTCCATCCCCGCTGACGAGCATCTTCTGGTTGATTTCGTTGATAATACCTGCATCACCGTCCGTTCCGGCACCCAGGAGGAAGCCTTCGCGGTGCTGCTGAGCGCGGCTGTCGAGTCTATGGCGCTGGGGGAAAACGGGGAGGGCGATGCGTCGGGGGCTGCCCCCAAGAAGACCCCCACTTTTCTCAACTGATCTAAGGTAAGATTCCTTGGGGTCGGTCTTAGGGCCGGCCCCAGGGTTTTGTCCTAGATGAGCGGAAGCGAATTCCTGAGGCATATCCCCTGCGAGAATTGCGGCTCATCCGATGGGAATTCTCTCTATAGTGATGGGCACCAGTTCTGCTTTGTGTGTAACACGGACGTACAGCCAAAGGGAGGTGGGAAGATTACCAAAGAAGCATCGAAGAAGCTCATTCCGCCCGAGGATCTGGTTTATCAGGCCATCCCCAAGAGGAAACTCAGGGAGGACACCTGTAGTCACTTCGGGTATGGCATAGGGACATACAACGGCAAGAAGGTTCAGGTTGCCCCCTATTACGATAAGTCCGGGGTCATGGTCGGCCAGAAGCTGCGCTTTCCTGACAAGACCTTCGCGGTACTCGGCTCCATCAAGGACGCTATGCCGTTCGGGTTCCACTGCTGGCCCCGTACAGGAAAGCGGGTGGTCGTCACTGAGGGTGAAATCGACGCCCTCACCATGAGCCAGGTGCAGGGGAACAAATGGCCTGTTGTATCCATTCCCAACGGCGTCCAGGGGGCGAAGAAGACCATCGCCAAGCACAGGGACTATTTCCTTGGGTTTGATGAAGTAGTCCTGGTTTTCGATCAGGATGAGCCTGGGCAGAAGGCCGTACAGGAATGCGCAGCCGTGTTGGGGGGCAGGGCCAAGATTGCTGCCCTCCCACTCAAGGACCCCAACGAAATGCTCCTGGCTGGGCGTGTAGATGAGCTTGTGACCGCCGTGTGGCGGGCTGAGCCCTACCGCCCCGAGGGCATCGTTAAAGGCTCTGAGTTGAAGGAGAGGGTCAGCAAGAAGCCTGAGTGGGGCCTTTCGTGGTTCTGCGATACTCTCACTAAATACACCTATGGTATCCGCACCACGGAGCTTATCGCTCTCGGGGCAGGCGTAGGGGTAGGCAAGACGGACCTCCTGACCCAGCAGATTCATCACTTTTTGTTCCACCATAAGGAAAATGTGGGGGCCTTCTTTCTGGAGTCCACCTGCGAAGACCTTATGCGGAGGATGTTGGGCAAGCACGCAGGCAAGCAGTTCCACCTTCCCGATGGGGACTGGACTGAGGATGACCTGGAGGCTGCCTGGAAGGATTACTATAGCTGTGGCGCTGAGGTATTCCTTTATGACTCCTTCGGTTCCAACAAATGGGAATCCATCAGGGAGAAGATTGAGTACCTGTATCACGCTGAAGGGGTCCGCTACTTCATCCTCGACCACCTGACCGCCTTGGCCGCTGAGGAAGAAGACGAGAGACGGGCGCTTGACGCCATTATGGCTGAAATGGGCGGTCTGGTGAAGAAGCTGGGCATTGCTCTCATCTTTGTGTCTCACTTGGCGACCCCCGAGAGAGGATCCCATGAAGAAGGAGCACAGGTGCAAGCCAGGCACTTCAGGGGCAGCCGAGCGATTGCCCAATGGTCTTCCTTTATGATTGGCTTGGAGAGAAATCAACAGGCTGACGATGAGGAGGAACGACACACCACGACTGTCAGGATTATCAAGGACAGGTATACCGGCAAGGCCACTGGTGAGAAGTTCCGCCTCGGGTATGACCATGCTACCGGCCGGCTGTATGAGAAGGATCCGATAGCGGAAACCTACTTCCCTCCTTCGGGGGACGAAAAAGGAGATTTCTAGTGAAGGGTAGAAAGGAGACGAGTGAGTAAGTCTTGCGTTCTAGACATTGAAACAGATGACCTTCTAGAGAAATGCACGACCCTCCACTGTCTCGTCCTGCGTGATCCCGACACTGAAGAACTCATCGGGTCCTACACTGACCAGCCTGGGTATCCGTCCATTGCTGAGGGCCTGAAAGAGTTGGACAAATACGATGTCGTCTACGGACACAACATCATCAGGTTCGACCGTCCGGCCCTCGACAAGCTCACAGGCCACAAGATCCCTTGGTCCAAGGTGAGGGACACCCAAATCGTTGCCTTTCTCCGCTGGCCGGGGCAGGGCAAGATGGCGTACCTCAACGACATTGACCGTCCGCTGCTAGCAAAAGGCTTGCTGCCTCCACATTGCTTCGGGAAGCATTCCCTGGAAGCCTGGGGATACCGCTTGGGATGTCTGAAGGGGGACTATAAGTCCACCAACGATTTCTCCAAGTGGTCTCCTGAAATGCAAACCTACTGCGAGCAGGACACGCTCGTAACCGCCAAGCTCATCAAGCATATCCGTAAGTCCGGTGGGGCTCCCTGGCTTGCAATCGAGACTGAGCTAGAGCTAGCACGATACCTGCACCGGCAGGAGCTGAACGGGTGGCCTTTCGATGAGGAGAAGGCGACCGAACTTCTGGCTGTGTTGTCGGCCAGGAGGGAAGACCTCCACTCCAAACTTGTTGACATCTTCGGGTCGTGGGAGCAGGTAGACAAGGTGTTTACCCCGAAGCGTGACAACAAGAAGCTGGGGTACAAGGCTGGGGTGGAAGTCACCAAATACAAGACGGTGGTATTCAACCCTGGGTCCAGGCAGCAGGTCGCTAAGAGGCTCAAGGAGTTGTACGGGTGGGAGCCCAAAGAGTTCACCGATAATGGACAGCCTAAGGTTGATGAGGCCACCCTGAAGTCATTGCCGGATGTTCCTGGCAAGATGGAACTCATTGAGTACTTCACGGTTTCCAAGCGGTTGGGACAGCTTGCCGAGGGCAAGAACGCTTGGCTGAAGCTGATGGAGCCTCATCCCGATACGGGGATGAAGCACATCCACCACGGCTGTATCCAGGCGGGTACGGTTACACACCGGGCGACCCACATCCGACCGAACATCGCGCAGGTCCCGGCGGTAGGCAAAGAGTGGGGTAAGGAGTGCCGGGAGCTTTTCTGTGTACCTGAAGGTTGGGTCCAGGTCGGCGCAGATGCCAGCGGGCTGGAACTCCGAATGCTCGCCCACTACATGGCTGCGTGGGACGGTGGGGCCTACTCTAAGACAGTCACCGAAGGCAAGAACGAGGACGGTACAGACGTACACAGCCAGAACAGGAATGCTCTGGGGCTGGAAGGGAAAGAAGGCCGGGACAGGGCAAAGGTATTTATTTACGCCTTCCTGTACGGCGCTGGAGACCTGAAGCTGGGCCTGGGGGTCCCCCCCACAGCAGCGGATATTGAGTCCTACAGGGCCAATAAGAAAGCCTGGGAGGGCTCTAAGAGGTGGCTCCTGAAGAAGGGGGAGCCTGCCGACGACAAGCACATTGCTGCGATGATCCACGGGGGCGTCCTCAGGGAACGCTTCCAGAATAACCTACCGGCCCTCGCCAGCCTCATCGAGTCAGTCAAGGCGAAAGCAAAGCGTCAGGGCTACCTCACTCTCATCGATGGGCGTAGGGTTCCTGTAAGGTATCAACACGCGGCCCTCAACTGTCTTCTCCAGGGCTCCGGCTCTGTGGTCTGCAAGAGGTGGATTGTGCGGACTTCGAGAAGGCTTGAGGAGGAATTTGGTCCTCAGGGGTGGGACGGCAAATGGGCAGCTCTCGGGTGGATTCACGATGAGTTGCAGATCGCTGTGCGCCCTGAGATTGCTGATAGGGTCTGCCAGATTCTCGTTGAGGAAATCCGTGAGGTTGGCCTTGAGTTCAACCTAAGGTGCCCTTTGGATGGCGAGGCGAAGGTAGGGAGGAATTGGGCAGAGACCCACTAGGAGACTGATGCTGAAGGAATGTCCAACGTGTAAAGAAAGGAAGCCGCCCTCAGGGTTCCACAAGAATCGCACCAAGCCTGACGGCCTGGATAACGAGTGTCGCAGATGTAAGCACATCAGGGAATCCTCTAAGGAAGCCCGAGATGCTAAACGAGAGAGAGACCTGATGCGGCTCTACGGTTTGACCCTGGCTGACTACGAGGCCCTTGCAGAAATGCAAGGACACGTATGCGCAATCTGTGGGGAACCCGAAAAGGCCACCAACAGGTTTGGCGAACTACTGCCCCTGTCTGTTGACCACGACCACGACACCGGAGAAGTAAGGGGCCTTCTGTGCTCCCGCTGCAACAAAGGCATCGGGGCGCTGGGGGATGACGTGATGGGGGTCTTGACGGCTGCCATTTACCTGGCCGGGAGGGGGCGTGAGTAAGAAACCGATTACGCTCCTCATAGACGCTGACTCTCTCATCTATAACGCCTGCTTCGGTAACGAATACTCGTTTGACGGCAAGGAATACTCCTTCGATTTCGAGGGTGCCAGGTACGACTTTGCTAGTAAGGTAAAAACTTTTACCTCTCACCTGGAAGCCGACTCCGTGGTAATCGTTTTGTCTGACTATGAGGACCCTTGGAGGCGCACCGTGCTGCCCACATATAAGGCCCACAGGGCAGACCTCCGTAAGCCTGAAGGCATGGACAAGCTAAGGGAGTGGGTGTCGGGGTCCTACCAGTATTTCTACCAGTGGCCCAGGCTGGAAGGCGATGATGTCCTCGGGATACTTATGACTTCGCCTGAGGAGTACCCTGGGGTTACTGGTAGGAGAGTGTGTGTCTCCATGGACAAGGACATGATGACTGTCCCTGGGTGGCATTGGAGCTGGAAGTGGGAATGGGGTACGGAGCCCGTCCTCATCACTGAAGATGAGGCCAACCGTTACCACATGATGCAGACACTCACGGGGGACCCTGTAGATGGATACAAGGGTTGCCCTAAGATCGGCCCTGTGAAGGCCAAGAAGATCCTTGATGGTGCCAAAACGCCTGTTGCCCGCTGGAAGCGTGTCGTGGAGGCTTACCGGAGGGCCGGGCTGACCGAGGCGGATGCTTTGACTCAAGCGCAGGTGTCTCGTATCCTCCATTATGGGGAATACGATAGAGAAACGAGAGAGGTACGGCTATGGAAACCAGACTCAAGGTAGGCGATTGGGTCCGCTGTATGGACGACAATGGCTATGGAGAATTCACTAACGGGTATCTGTACCCGGTGGTGAAGGTGGAAGACACGTCTTCCCACGGGCAGAAGGCTGAGATTCCGTGGGACTCGGGGTACTTCGACAGGGGCACCCATTTTATCTGGCCGGACTCCCCCAACGATCCAGGGTCCATCCGATGGGTGAAGGTCCCCGAGGGACCGAAGCAGGGCGACGGTCTCATGTTGACTCGGGAGTTCTGCGAGAAGGCCGAGTGGTACACCTTCGGTAAGACCTACCGGTTTTATAGTGTGCGCTCCGGCATGCCTCCAAGGCTCGCTGGTCAGTTCCATGACGACGATAACGATCCTGTTGATGTGTGGGTGGAAGACATCCTGTGTGTCATCCCGAGCTGCATGGTGGAGCAGCGGGAGCCTCAGGAGGGTGACAGGGTTCGCATTGTGAATAACCGAGGCTGGGGGCTAGGCTTCGAGGAAGGCCAACTGTATAGCGTTGAGGTGGATGGGGAGCCTGATTCTGTAGATAGGCTGTGTTTCATCAGCAACGCTCACCCCCACTACATTGGTGAGGCCATGCGTAAGGTTGGGTCCTGCGTGGACTACGAGATTATCGAGAATAATCCCCCAGGCATCTTTGGGAAGGCCCCGGAGGCCCTTGTGAATAACGACCTTGCTATTGACGGTGCCGGGTACAAGTGTAGCATGGACGACCCCACCAAGCTCCCCATGCACCTGATCCCTCCCGCTTTCATTGAAGACCTGGCCGCTGTCCTCCAGCACGGGGCCAAGAAGTATGCCCCGAATAACTGGATGAAGGGCATGTCCTGGGAGACCGTCATGTCGGCTGTGCAGCGGCACATCCAGGCATGGAGGGCAGGCGAGGATCTGGACCCTGAGAGCAAGCTCTCCCACCTGATGCACGCTGCGTGTGGCCTGATGTTCCTCCATTGGTACTCCACGGGGCCTCATAAGGCCGACTACGGCAAGTTCGACGACCGTGTGTATAAGGATGGCCGATAATGAAGACTTTGCGGCCTGTCATCGCTGTAGATGTGGATGAAGTCTGCGCCAACCTATTGGAAGGCTGGTTGTCGGTCTATAATCATCGCTACGGGGATGACCTCCAGGTGGAGGAAATCAAGGGCTGGGGCCTCATGAACTTCATTACCAAGTGCAGTGAGGCCCAGTTTTACGCCATTGTCAGCGAGCCGGGGTTCTACAACGATCATGTAGTTCCCCTGCCGATGGCTCTTGAGGGAATCAAGGAGCTACGCAGGCTGGGCAGGGTCCTGTTTGTTACTTCTTGTTCGAGAGGGACGATGGACCAGAAACGGGCCTGGCTGGAGGAATGGGGCTTCCTCGACAGGTCCAAGTACATCCAGAAGGACCTGGTAATGGCGTCCGACAAGTCCATTATCAATGCCGACTTCCTGATTGATGATGCCATCCATAATGTGGCTGCCTTTGACAACGCCCCTCAGCGCCTTGGTATCCTCATGAATCATACGCACAATGAGGCTGAGGATTGGCATCGCAGGGTTGACAACCTGGTTCATGCTGCTGAATTCATTAGCAAAACCTGGAATCAAACCTGATTGAGCACTATATAAGGGAGGTTCATAAGTGTGACTAAAAGTGATACCAAAGGCAAACCTCCCTATGTGCCTTTGGAATTACTCGAATGGCTTGAGGAAACGTACCCTGATAGGTGTCCTGATGAGACCACCCCGGAGAGACGGGTGTGGATCAATGCCGGGGCAGCCAAAGTGGTACGCAAGCTGAGGGCCATGTACGAGAGACAAAGGGAAAAGTAAATGTGTACCGGCAGTGTTGTGAAACCTGCCCCCGTTTACTCTGCTAAGAGGCCCCCGGAGCCACCACCGCTTCCTGGGGCTTTCACCTTGCAAGAACTGAACCGGACCAGCGCCGGGGACCTCATCAAGAGAGGCTCCGGCATCGTCAACCCGTTCCAGCGGTTCGGGTCGGCTATCAGGGTTGGTCCAAGCAAGGGAGGCAGGAACGGAGGCACCAGCAAGCGGTGGGAGCCGCCGTGGGGGTCCCCAAAGATTGGCTAACAGTGAAACCCCAGGAGCCCGTAAGGTAACTGCTGCTGGCCGATACATGAGCCTGGAGACCTACAGGGACCCATTCTTGCGTAGGGCCAGGGACGCCGCTCGTCTGACCATCCCCGGTATCATGCCCGAGGACGGACATAGCGGATCGACCACCCTCTATCAGCCGTACCAGAGTGTCGGGGCGGACGGGGTAAACAACCTTACCGCCAAGATCCTTCTCGTCCTGTTCCCTCCGGGGGAACCTTTCGTTCGCCATGCGGTTGACGATTTCGTTGCTGAGGAGATAGCACGAAAGGCTGGGGACAATCAGGAGGCATTCCGGGCAAAGATTGAGGAAGCACTAGGGAAGATTGACCGTGCCCTGATGACCAAGATGGAGAGGGTTGGTGCTCGCAAGACTCTCAATGAGGCTATCGCCCACGCTATTGTCACTGGCAACGGTCTGCTTCACATTACGCCTGAATTCAAGTTCCTTTTCTACGGCCTCGACAAGTACGTCCTCAAGAGGGACAGCGAGGGAAACGTGATTGACATTGTCGTCAAGCAGTGTCTTTCCAGGGCTACCCTCCCGAAGAAAGTCAGGGAAATCGTTGAAGGTAAGACTTCCGACGATCCTGAACTGAAGAAGGACGAGACCGTGGAACTCTACACCTGGATCTACAGGGACCCCGATGGTGACGGCTTCAAGGCCCACCAAGAGGTTATGGATGAGGTGGTCCCTGGGACCAAGCACTCATACCCTCCAGGTAAATGCCCTTGGATTCCCATCAGGTGGGTTCAGGTGTCGGGTGAGGACTACGGGCGCGGTCGTGTTGAGGAGTATCTTGGAGACTTGATCTCCCTTGAGGAGGCTTCCAAGGCAATCGTTACGTTTGGCGCAATTGCTTCCAAAGCGGTTGCTCTAGTGAACGAGGGCGGTACGACCGACAAAGAGGCCCTGGCAGAAGCAGACCCTGGAGACATCATCGACGGTAACGCTGAGGATGTTACCTGGCTCCAGGTAGAGAAGGCTTATGACTTTCAGACCGTTGCGGCTATCGCAGAGAACTGCTTGAAGCGCCTGCAAAAGGCTTTCCTCATGGGTGACTCAGTTACCCGTGACGCTGAGCGAGTGACCGCCGAGGAAATTCGGATGGTCTTCAACGAGCTTCAGCAGGGCCTTGGAGGTGTCTACTCCCAGCAGGCAGAGGAGCTTCAGCGGCCCATTGCGGAAGTCATGACCTGGCAGATGGCTAAGAACGGCGAGCTGCCCAAGCTGCCTGACGACACCGTTTCTCCTCAGATTGTCACCGGCCTGGATGGTCTTGGGCGATCCAACGACCTTCAGCGGCTTGATATGCTGCTGGTTGGTATTGTCGAGCAGTTTGGCCCTGAGGTTGTGTCTCAGTGGATCAACGTGGGGGATTACATCGTCCGTCGCGCTGCTGCGCTGGGCATTGATACCTCCGGCCTGGTCCGCACGGCAGAGGAGGTAGCAGCGGCTCAGCAGCAGGCTAACATGATGTCCCTCGCAGAGAAGGGTGTCGGTCCCGGCCTGAACCTGGTCGGCAAGCTGGCAACGGAACAAAACAGACAGGAGGCCCCGGAAGGTGGCTCGGCCTAAGAAGAACAAGCAGAATGAGGAGGCTCCCGTGGTGGAGCCTATTGAGCAGACCGCAAAGGATATCGTGAGGGAGGCTGAGGAGGATACTCTTGAGGCCCCCCCTCGTCCGTATTCCCCGTGTGTCAGGATTGACCACTGATGGCAAACAAAGTAGTTCTTACCGAAGACAAAGGACCTGATCCCTCCAAGCCTGTGGAGGGCACCGTTACCGTCATGGGTAACGACGACGGTAGCACCGGCCCTGTCCGGGTCGATGTTCTCGATGATAAGCCTAAGGACTCCCTTGAGAGACCCAATGAGGGCACCTCTGAGGTTAACAAGGGTTCCCCGGAGACTCCCTCTGACAAGCAGCCAGAAGACCCTGCCGAGGCTCCTGACAAGAGGGCCGTGGACAAGGCTGTGTCGGACGCCGGGCTCGACATGGACAAGCTGGCGCAGGAGTGGGCAGAGAATGGTGCTCTGTCTGAGGAATCCTACGAGGCGCTGGCTAAGGTAGGTATTACCAAGGAAATGGTAGATGCTTACGCGGCGGGACAACAGGCCCTCGCGGAGAAGTATACTGCCGAGCTTGAGTCGTATGTGGGTGGTAAGGAGACCTTCGAGGGCATCTTCAAGTGGGCAGCCGACGCGCTGTCTCCCGCTGAGAAGGCTGCTGCCAACTATGCCCTTGCTTCGGGTGATCCCGATGCGGCAAAGCTGGTGCTCGATGGTCTGAAGGCCCGCTATGAGGCTACGATGGGCAACACCCCAGGTTTCATCCGTGGGGAGGCTGCACCTGTTTCTGGGGGTATCACCCCGTTCGCCTCTGCTGCTGAACTGAGTGCAGCCATGCGGGACCCCAGGTATACCGAGGATCCTGCTTACAGGGACCGCGTGTATAAGAGACTGGCCATCAGCTCCCTCTAAAACCCTCAGGTACACCTCGGGTGTCCCCTGGGGTGTACCTTATTGCCTCACTTTGTGTGGTCTCACATCCCTTTCTAGGGAGTAGACACAACCCAAAACAAAGTGAGGATTATAATTGGCTAATGCTGTAGTGTCCCGTCCGGGACAGGCAAACCTGACGGGCGACCCGAAGGCGTTGTTCCTGAAGGTCTTTGCGGGCGAGGTTCTTGCCGCTTTCGACGAGACCAACACCGCAAAGTCCCGTCACATTGTCCGTACTATTTCGAGCGGTAAATCGGCTCAGTTCCCTGCAACCGGGAAGACGACCGCGTTTTACCACACGCCTGGTGAGGAGATCCTTGGTCAGCAGATTGCTGGCAACGAGCGGGTCATCACCATTGATGACCTTCTGATCTCCCCCGTGTTCATCGCCAACATTGACGAGGCGATGTCGCACTTCGACTTCCGTAGTGAGTATTCTAAGCAGTGTGGCGCTGCACTTGCCCGCGCGTTCGACCAGAACGTCTACCGGGTCCTTGTGACGGCTTCCCGCACGTCTGCCACGGTTAGCGGGCTCTCGGGCGGTTCCGAGATTGTTCAGGCCGCTGCCCTTACCAACGCGGATGCACTCATTGAGGCTGCCTTCGAGGCTGCCGCCACGCTGGACTCCAAGGATGTTCCGAAGGGGAATCGGTATCTCGCTGTGAAGCCCGAGCAGTATTACCTTATGGTGAACTCGGGCAGCAAGGCGATTCACGCTGACTACAACCCGACCCCGAACGGCTCGTTCGCGGCGGGTACGATCTACCGGGTTGCTGGGTTCGAGATTGTCGCGACCAACAACCTGCCGCAGGAGAACGTTACTACTGGTAACTACCAGGGTGATTTCTCCAATGTGGCAGCGATGGCATGGCACCGATCGGCGGCTGGAACTGTCCAGCTTATGGGCCTGAGCACCGAGTCTGATTATGAGGTTCGCCGTCAGGGCACCCTCATTGTCTCGCGTATGGCCGTGGGCCACGGTGTTCTTCGCCCCGAGTCGGCGGTCAGCATCGTGACCAGCGCCACCGCTTAATCTTTAGTAACACCTACAAGCCGTCCAGGGGTTTATCCCTTGGGCGGCTTTTTTTCGTCTTTTTTCAAAAATGCCCAAGAAGAAGAAGCCCAAGGTCATCAAAATGCCAGCCATTGACTTGACTGGCAAGGATGACAAAGAGAAATACGAAAAGGAACTCAAGAGGTGGCGTAGGGACCAAGCCCGGAAGCATGACCGCCGCAAGGGTTCCCCTGGGCACCGATACTATCACTGGCCCTTGATTGGGACCTGAGGAGGCCCCTATGGCAACCTTCGATACGACCGTTCCCACCACGGAACTGGAGGCGGTAAACACGATGTTGGTGGCTGTGGGACAGGCTCCCCTTCCTTCCACCACCGACCTTTCTACCATCCCCGACGCAGACGTGGTGATGGCCCTTGACATCCTCGGGAAGGCTGCCCGAGAGGTGCTTTCAGAGGGCTGGAAGTTCAATACCAGGTATGGCTATGAGGTGCCCCCCAGCGGTCAAGTGTTGTGGATTCCTCCTGTTGTCAGCTCGGGTGTCTCTAGTGTGTTCCTCAATGTCTTCAAGAAGCCCCCCGAGTTTCTTGCCTGGAACCTTACCGTTTGCCCCGAGAATGGGGACCTGGACATGGTAGAGGGTATGTCCAAGCAGTACCGGGAGGGTGGCCAAAGTGTGATGGTGCTGTGGGACCGCACCCGAAACCGGGACGGGGCCGACGCCTCCCGACACGAGACCATCTTCATTGATGGTATCGTTGCTGTTCAGTTCGAGGAAATGCCCGAGAGTGTTCGCAGGTACATTTCCACCAAGGCTGCGCGTGAGTTTGCAGCAAAGGTAGTTGGATCTCCTGACACTGTGAGTTACACTATTCAGGACGAAATGGCTGCCCTCAGGTTGCTCAAGAGGGAGCAGGGGAATCAGACCAAGCCTAACTTCCTGACCAACTCTGTGTCGGCCTGGGGATGGTTCGGTGGTCGGCCCTACCATGCTTCTGGGGCACAGCGAAGGGTTTATCGAGGAGGTGGTGGCTGATGCTCTTTTCCCAGCAGATGCCTGATTTGGCTGGGGGTGTGGCCCAGGTGCCGGATTACCTGAAGGCCCCCAATGAGTTCACTGAGATGGTGAACTTCTATATCGACCGTAGCCGACGCCTGCGCCGGAGGCCCCCCACCAATCATGTCGATACTCTTGCTCAGTGGACAACCCAGCACGACAACTGTTTCATCCATCAGGTGGACCGGACGGATACCGAGAGGTACACTGTTGTTATCACCGATGGAGACCTCAAGGTTTACAACACGCTTACCGGACAGGAGTATTCCGTAAGCTTCCCCGATGGAAAGGACTACCTCTCCTACACCGGGAGCAATAAATGGAGAGCCCTCACCATAGGCGACTCCACGTTCTTTGTGAACAGGGACGTGGAGGTGGGCGTTGAGAGGGACACCAGCGGGGCAGCGGGGGTTGATCCCATCATTCTTCGCATGGACCCCGCCAAGTTCGATTACGAGGTGTCAAAGACCGAGTTTCTGGTTTTCGGAGTGGATTTCTCGAACAACCATTATGCCGCTGAGATCACGCCTTGGTATGAAGTCAGGGGGCAAGTCACCAATAATGACAAAGTAGATGGCTATAGGGCGTATAGGGAGAAGTGGCTGGACAGGTTCTATGAGGAGTTGATTGCTGCGTCTGGGCAGCCCCGAATGTTCTCTGTGCTCAGGTATGGTGACCTGATTTACATCATGCCTACCGCCAACGCAGCCACCCTGAATTTCAAGACCAAGGACATCAACGCTCCCCACCCTTTCAAGGTCTATATCGGCTCTGTGGAGTCCATCGAGGACCTTCCAGCCCTCGGACCTCCAGGTGTCATCCTCCGCATCCACGGGGACAAGGGTACTACCAAAGATGACACCTGGGTAATCTCCGAGCCAGTCAACCCGGAAATTTCCAGGGACCACGGGGCTATCGTCTGGAGAGAGACCATTGCTCCAAATACCCCCTATCGCCTGGACCGGAGCACCATGCCCCATGTCCTTGAAAGGAACGCTAGATACCGCAAGGATCTCACGGGGAGGGCGGGTGTATTCAACTGGCCTGACATCGAGTTTGTCCCGGTGTGGGGCGAAGGGCAAGCTCTGGGGGCTACCCTGAATATCGGTGGTGAACCTGTCGATGGTCGCGTAGACCACGTAATCAACACCAGCGGGGAGGGTCTTGACGACGGCGGTTCATACTCGCCCCCTTCCCCCTCCACCGTTCGGCCTACTGTTAGATACACCGTCCGGTGGAATCTCGATACCAGCCTAAGGGATGGTATGGAGACCCGCGTCATTGTCGAGTTCTGGAATGACGACACCGAGCTTATCCACACGCGGACCTTCCGGTACACTAACGGTATGGCTAGTAGCTCCGGCTCCAGATATGTCTCCTATGGGGACCAGGAGTATAGCGTTGTTCTGACCCACAACGATGTGGGAACTTGGCCGGTCCATGTGAAGATTCGGCTGGAGTTTGATGAGGACCCAACCGAGACCACCCCGTCGGCTGCCTTCTTGACTCTCAGAGGGACCGACTCTGGGAACCCTTGGTGTTACGTGGAGCGGCTTGTAGCCACCGATATGTTCATCGGGCCTTGGCACAAGATGTTTCCTGCCGGGACCGAAATCTACCTGAACATGGAAGGGTCCCTCAATGCTCTTCCTGTCACCCCCACGGACGCCTTTACCGAAGACTTGATCGTTTACCTCGGGTTGTATGTGATGAACGATCTGGGGTACGACGTTGAGCCGCTGCCCATAACCCCCGGGCATCCTGTGGGTATCCGTATCTCCAGGTCAGCATGGGGCGGCATCCCTGTAGGACTGGCCGACAGCTTCGGTTATTACTACATGGACCCCCTTACCATATACAACTCTGGGTGGGATTTCGCTCCCAACGCACTTGTAGGAATGCGTCTGGTCAACGAGACCACCGGGGCTGAGGGCCTGATTGCCAACAACGGCAGATACAGTATCCAGGTAGAGGAGCTTCTAGGCGGCACAAGGGACTACTTTGAGGAAGGCGATACAATCACCATCTATGCTGGTGAATCCGGGTCATTCACGTTCCGCCAGGTGGAATGGGCGGACCGACGTGTGGGCGACCTGGAGAGTGTCCCATGGCCGTCTTTCGTAGGCAGGAAGATTTCTGATGTGTTCTACCACAGAACTCGCCTGGGGTTTATCTCGGAGGATGCCGTGGTGTTCTCCGGTGCTCAGGATCTTTTCAGATTCTTCCGACGAACCACCACCCAGGTTCTAGAGGATGACCCCATTGATGTGGAGGTGGGGGACGGAACCGTGGTCAACCTTACCTCGGCTGTAGAGTGGAACGGTGCCTTGTATCTAGGGGCTTCGGGTGGTCGTCAGTATGTAGTAACTGCTGACTCTATCCTCTCTCCGCAGACCGTGTCGGTTGCTCATATCTCCAGCTACGAGACCTCCGACTATTGCAGGCCCTACAGACTTGGACAGTCTCTCATCCTTACTCAAAAGAAGGCAGGATATAGCCTTGTGAGGGATTACTTTGAGTCCGTCTATGGCCGACTTTCGAGTACCGTACTCACCGACCGGGTAGAAAGGTACATCGAGGGGGACGTGATAGACATGGCAGGGGACCCTGACCTGGGTATCCTCTGTCTCCTTACCAACGGGGATAAGTCGGGGAATACCCTCTACGTGTGGCAATACAACAAGACCGAGGTGGAGACCACCATGAGTGCCTGGCACAAATGGACGTTCCCTCGGGTTGCCAAGATTCACGCCATCAGCATGTATAAGGGGGTCCTCTACATCTACTCCAAGGCTACTCTTGCCGGTATGGCGGGATCCTGGCTCCTGCTGGAAAGGATGGACCTGAACGACCGCCCCGACATCACTTTCGGGTTTCAGGACGGTTGGGGCTACCACGCCCCGGTTGTTTATGAGTCCAAGCTGACCTTCCCCACCTTCTACATGAGGAATGGGGACGGAACTCCCGTCCTTCAGGGTAGGACCCAAATGCGGTACCTGTGGATGAGGCATAGCGAATCCCCCCGGTTTGCTTTTACCGCCACCCCTCCATATGGGGGCCGTAGAACCTACAGCAAATCTTCAGGGGCAGCTTCGGGAGTATTTGAGGTTCCCCTGATGTCAACTAACGATGGCTTTACCCTGGGCCTCACCAGCAACGCCGGATTCAACTTGTGTGTGGACCATATTGAATATGAGGGTTTCCACCACCAGAGAAACGAGAGTGTCTGATGCTTACGTTCCATAGGGTAGACTTTCCTAACGCCCTGTGGATCGCTGACAATCTGCGTCCAGAGGATGCCAGGGAGTTGGAGACTGCCACCGGGCTCAGCGCCCAGGAGGCTGTTTTCCGCTCCCTGGCATCTTCTTCTTATGCCTATATGTCTGCCTGGAATGGCACCCCACACAGCCTTTTCGGGGTCGCTCAGGACCCCCAGGTACCGAACGCCGGGATTGTGTGGATGGTAGGCACAAGAGAGATTGAGCGGTCCCCCATTGCCACCTACAAGGAGGCAAAGAAGTTCCTCCCGGTGTTACACAAGGAGTTCCCCCTGCTATGGAACAGGGTGGACAATAGGAACACCCTACATATCAAATGGCTGAAGGCTCTTGGGTTCACCTTCGGGGATACCGAGCAGGTCAACGGCCAAGATTTCACGTATTTCTACAGGTTATCGAGAGGTTGATACCTAATGTGTGACGTTACGACCGCCCTTATTATTGGCGGGTCGGCTATCGCCACCGCGACAGGGGTTGCTGGGGACATCATGAGTCACGAGGCTCAGATGGAAGCCTACAATCAGAATGTCCGCTCGGCGCAGCAGGCCGCGAGACTACAGGCCCAGCTCATCAATGAGCAGCAGGAGCAGGAAGCACAGGCAACTGCAAGGACCATTTTCGAGCAAGACCTTGAGGCCCGCCGGGCCGAAGCTGCGACCCTTGTCTCCGCTGGGGAGTCGGGGATTGCAGGCGCTTCGGTTGACATGATTCTTGACGATATTGAAAGGCAGAGACTTAGAGCCAACGTGGATGCCCGTAGGCAGTTCCGGGCGGGTGCCCGGCAGGCCCACTTCCAGAAGCTGGCTGTCGAGGCACAGCGCCGCTCTAGGATCAACTCCATGAGTCAGCCGTCCGGCTGGGCTACCGGCCTTAGCGTGTTTGGTAGGCTGGGTGCTGGTACTGCCAATGTCTTCGCCAAGTACCCGCAGATTGGGGCTGGCTCCAATGATCTGGTGAGGATCTAATGGCAGCGAACCCCTATCTCCCCAACCCGAGAGGCAACAGGTTTGTCGCTCAGCCAAACTTCGGGAACACTTCCCCCCGCCCTACGGCATCCCCTGTGGACACCTATGTCCGCCCCGAAAGTAACCCCAAGAGTGAGCAGCTTGCCCAGGCCCTCTCTCAGCTTTCCCCTGAGCTTGCTGAGCTGTCCGACGTGTTGTCTGATAGGCTCATAGCGGATCAGGAGGCTCAGGCTGTGGCGTTTGCTGAGCAGGCGGCGGCTGAGGGCAAGAAGGTCTCTGACCTGGTACGCAAGGGTGAAGTCCCTGCCGGGGCCTCCCCCTGGTTCATGGCCAAACTGAGAGAGACAGCGGGTATGAACGATGGGTATGCCGCTGCCGCTGCCCTTGAGGAAGCCATGAAGCGGGACCCTAGAATCACCAACGCTACCTCCCTTGAGGAATTCAATGAGTACGCTGGGGAGTTCATCGAAGCATGGCTCAATGAAAACGGGATGGAGGACTCCAGGTATCTGGCCGCATTCGGCCGAATCGTGAATGCCCACCTGGGGACCAAGACCCGTCCCACCTTCCTCAAGAACGCCGACGCCAAGCTGAAGGCCCAGGCTTCGGAGTTCACCCGAGGGCTGATCCATAAGGAGCTGACCCAGGACATCCCCTTCGATGCCCCCGCAGAGCAGAAGATTGAGATTCTGGAGCGCATCCGAAGGGGCCAGATTGCCGTTGGGCGAGACCCGGCGGATGTAGACCTGGACATCATGGAGGGGGTTGCTGAGGCAGCCCTGCATCCTACCTCGATCGATAATGGTCAGGTGTTCCAGACCCTCAACCTTCTGGAGCAGATGCCTAGTTCTATCGAGGGGCTTACTCTTGGTCAAACCGATACCGGGGCCAAGTTCCTCAGGGCCAAGCGGAAGGAAGCTGGAGAGGAGATCGCTCGCGTCCGAAAGGAGCAGGACAGAATCTTGAAGGAGCGAAGGGAGGCTGTGATTGAGGCCGGAACCCGAGAGGGATTCAGGCGACTCATGCAAGGACCCAACGCGGACTTCAAGGACATCGTTGATTCCATCGCCGAGGTGGATGTCGTTGCTGCTCAGGAATTCATGAGGACCATGAAGACCATCAGTAAGGACTACGACGATTTGTCCGTCTCGGATGAACACCTTTACTACCAGATCAGAAATGCCATTTGGGACCAGCCACAGAACCTCGCTCAGCTGTCCAGGCAAGTGCATAAGTACGTTGCTGAGCGTCGTCTTTCGATTGAAGACGGAAACGATCTGATTGAGCGGATCGGCAAGCGCAGGGAAGCCCTCCAGAGGCTCAAGAACGAGACCGACACGGTTGACATCATGCGCAACAGGATCGTGGTTGACGCCCTCAAAAGTGTGACCGAAGGTATCCCTCTAGGGGACCGTACAGATGGCTGGCTGAAGCGTCTAGAGGCCCGAGCCGAAGCGATTGATGAGATTATAAGGCTCCAGGAGGAAACAGATTTCCTCAACAAGCCAGGGGCCATCAAGACGATTCAGGAAATCATCGCCCCTATCATTGACAGTAAGCGCCAGGGTCTCAGCTACGAGATTGGCGAGGGGGGCCTTCGGGTCAACCCTGCCCGCGAGCCCACGGTCACTCCTAAGAAGACCGAGAGCGGCACTAGTGAAGCTGAAGATGCCTCTCCGAGTAAGCAGGCGGCTGTCGAGAAGGCTCAAGCAGGTAAACCCCCGCTGACTGCTTCGGAAATCAACGCTAAGTATAAGGAGCTTGGTAAAGAAGAGTTCCGTAAGTGGTACGAAAAATACAAGCGAGGGGAGGTGACTGAGTAATGGATGAAGAGAATCTTTTGGAAGGAATCGACCCTGAAGCTGCTGCTATCATGGCAGAGGTGGATGAGGAGATTGACGCTGAAGCTGCTGCTATCATGGCAGAGGTGGACTCGGAGCTCGCAGCCGAGACTGAATCAGAGGAAGAAGAAGACGATGGGCCTTCCTTCTATGATAGGCTAAGTGGTGCCCTGAAGAGTGCCTCTGAATACATCTTCTTCCCCGCTTCTGCCTCCTCAGTGGCCCTCAGCAAGACCGGCCAGAGTATTGCCAGAGGTGTTGCCAGGGCTGGGGCCAGGCTGGGTGACGTAGCCAAGTCAGTTATTGACCTGCGTACCTATGCTAACACCAACCAGGCATCTAAAGGAACCACGTTTGAGGAGTGGGCCAGGCCGCTAAATCTTGAGGCTGAGCTTCAGGAATTTATTGGTCCACCCCAGCCTGGCATTCAGGCAGGCATTGAGGAGATTTCCAGGTTTGCCGCTGGTGCCGCCCTCATGTCTACAGGACTTGGCGCGCTGGGTGTCGGCTCTACCGCAGCAGGCATCCTTGGGTCTGGTGCTGCTGAAGTTACCCTTTCAGACCTGGATAACAACCTCGCCAATATCCTCAACGAGCATTTCCCCTTCCTAGCCAACCCTGTCAGCGAATACCTGGCGGCGGATGAGGACGACACCACAGCGGAAAAGACCCTCAAGGCGTTTGCTACGGGCATCATCCCCGATGTAGGCATGGAGGTATTCCTGAAGGGCCTCCGGGTCATCCGATCTGTGAGGGCTGCCAAGGTCGCTGGAAAGGACATCCCCCAGGATGCTGTAAAGGAAGCTGAAGATCTCCTGGCAGACCTGGCGGATGAGATTCCAGACCCCGACCTTACCCCGCCCAACGTAGCTGCCTCAGCGGATGACTTTGTGGACCCCCTGGAAGATTTCTCTAAGGGTGCCCAGGGGACCCCCGCTGAGGGGGACCTTCAGGCTGTCTCTCAGGCTACCGAAGGGTTTGAACTCCCGGCGGGACCTCCCGTCAACAGGGCCGTAGAGGCCGCAGACGCCGATCTGAGGGCCGTTGCTGGAGAGGAGGGGGCAACTAAGCCGAAGCCCCTGAACGTCGCTGAGGAGGCCCTTCCTGCGACTCCTGGGGCGCGTATTGCACGGGTCCCTGGCAAGGGATACCACGTCACCGTCAACGGCGTGCCTGTCACCAAGAAGCCCTTTCGTACCTACGATGAGGCTGCCAGGCAGTTGGCTGTGGCGGAAATGAAGTTCGCCAATGACAGCCTTCCGTTGGGACAGGTGGTCCCCGAGAGCCTGGAGGCGTTCAAGAAGTCGGGGAACCTGGATGACCTTCAGGTGCCCTATGCGCAGTCCCGTGATGAAGCCCTCTCGACTATCAATCAGCTTGCCGGGGATGATGTTCCCGTCTACAGCCCTAAGCGCAAGAAGAAGCCTGCCCCCAGGCCAGAGGACGAGCCTCTAGTCGGGAGTGAGCTGGACAAGGCGCAGAAGGCTTACGACCGGGCGCTGAAGAACCTTGAGGAAAGCCGTTCGGGAAAGCGTGTCAACCTCTTGGAGGTCCGAGAGAAACGCTTTGCGAGGGCGCAGGCCAGGCTTGAAGCGGCCAAGAAGGGGCTTCCCAAGCGTCCCCCCGAGGTTGTTGTAGAGGAGCCTCCTGTCAGGACCGTTGAGCCAATCAAGATGGCTGAGCAGTTGTTTCCTGGCAAGAGCGGTACGGAAGCCCTCAAGGAGGCTGCCCGCGTCCTCGGGCTGGATGTCAGGAATACCGTTCTGCTCGGGCCTGGGGGGCTTGAGAAGCAACTGAAGGGTCTCTACAACTGGACTCAGAAGCAGCTTGCTACCATCAAGCACCTCACCAAGGTCTACCACGTCTCAGGGGAGAACCCTATGGCTCTCAATGAGCTAGGACGCGCGGTAGACACGCTGGGACGCGTCTACAACCCTGGCCGCTTCGATGCAAATGCTCAGGCGCTTGCCCCCAAGGCTGCGTCGATTGTAGATGATGCAAGGATTCCCAAGGAGGAACCTGCTCCCAAGCCCAAGAAGGGGAAGAAGGCCAAGTCCGATGTGGCTCCCAATGATGCCCCTGAGGTGTTCAGAGGGAAGACCAAGAAGGAGATCCAGAGGTTTGTTGAGGCAGTCGATATGGCCGATGGGGACCACCACGCCATGTCGATTCTGGTCAGGGCTCCAGACGAGGCCATGGCGAAGAAGATAAAGGACCCCACCAAGGCTCACGGGTGGAGGCAGTTTGTACGCTCGTGGATGTTTGAGGCCCTTCTGTCCAGGCCCAGGACCCACCTTCGCAACATCGTCTCAACGTTTTCCAACCTCATCATCAAGCCTGTCGGGGAGAATATCTTTGGGGGAGCCTCAGAGTATATCCTTGGTGACAAGGCCCTCGGCAAGGAAATGATGCAAGAGGGCTGGGACATTGTTTTCAGCCTGTTCTCCGATTGGGACGAAAACCTCAAGATGTTCAAGATTGCCTACCGTAGGGGTAGCTCCATTCTTGACCCTGGGGAAACCCGATGGGATGCTGGCGGGTATGACGTTGGGCCTATTCATTGGGGCAACGCCCTGACTACGCAGGCTCGACGCCTTCTCATGGCCGAAGACGAGTTCATGAAGCAGGCTGCCTACAGGTCATGGGCCAGGGCACATTCCTTCAGGGAAGCCCGGCGGCTGGGCATCACTGACAAGGAAAAGCTGGTCAGTGCCTGGGAGGCGACAACCCACTTCTACTACGATGAGAAGACCGGGGCTGCCATCAATAAGCAGGGCCTTGAGTGGGCACGCCAGGCAACCTTCACGGATCACCTGAATCCAGATGTGGACGTAGCGGCGGCTGCTGCACAGAAGGTGGCCCACGAGAATACTTTTGTGGGCCTCTTTGTGCCTTTCGTAAGGTCTCCCTATAGGGTCTTCGAGACGGCCTGGAAGCACACCCCGGGGTTGAACAGGCTGAACAAGAACCACATGGCTGACATCAGGGCCGGTGGCGAAAGGGCCGCGAAAGCGAGAGGCAGGACCCTGTTCGGGGTCTCTGCGTTTGGTGTCGCTGCTACCCTGGCATACGCCGGTGTCATCACAGGCAACGGGCCTACGGACTACCACCTCAAGCGCAACAGAGAGCAGAATGGGTGGCAGCCCAGGTCAATTCGGGTTCGCAGGGAGGACGGCAAGGACATCTACATCGACTACTCCTCTCTCTTTCCTCTCACCATGCCCCTCGCCATGATTGCTGACGCAATCGAGCTTAGGGGTGAATACACCGATGAGGAGGAGTGGATGGAAGTGGTAGGTGCAACCGTGTCGGCTCTTTCCGCTGCCGCTGCCAATGAGACCTATGTGAGGGACTTTGCCGGCCTCCTTCAGGCGATCACTTCAGGGGACCTTGAGGCCATCCAGAGGGAGATGGACAGTCTCGCTTCCAGCATGGTCGTTCCGGGGTTCTTCGATTCCCTGAATCCAGACCCCTACTACAGGGAAGCCAGTAGCGTGATTGAACGAATCCAGGCCCGAGTGCCTGGCTGGTCTGAATCACTCCCGGCTAGGCGAAACATCTTCGGCGAGAAGGTGATGAAACGGGACGGGTATTGGCAGGCGTTCAATCCGTTTCAGGTGTCCAGGGTGGAAGACCCAGTCCTTGACCGTTACCTGGAGGAACTCGGGAAGGGCTTTTCGCCGCCCCCTGTGCGAATCGGAAGCAACCCAGGTGTGATGCTGGATGACCCCAAGTATGCCGTCCTGGTACCGCTTCCTGATGGCACGGGGTATGAGAAGGTTACTCCCTATAGCCGCATGATGGAAATCATCGGTGCTCCCCTGGGCGAAGACAAACGCACTCTGAGGGAAATAATTGTGGAAGACTACCTGCTCAACCCAGAATTCCTCGCCTTCCCCAAGGATGACATGGATGGTCCTGGCGGCGAACAGTGGAGACTGCTCAATGCCCTCCTAGAGGAACGCTACGAGGCTGCCAGGCAGCAAGTGATCAAGGAGTGGATTGCTGAGGATGAAAGCGGCAACCGCTCCGAGGCTGGGGCACTGCTGGCCAGGGACCTCGCCCTGAACGACATCCGGTATGACATCGCCAGGATTGTCGGGAAGAAGCGGGCAGAGGAGATCTACGATAAGCTCCAGAATGAATCCGCTGTGAAGCGCGTCGAAGAAATGTTCGGGACAACCGACGAGTAAACCCCCCTCTAGCGCCCCTCCTGCCTCACTGGTGGGAGGGGCCTTTTTACTTTAGATTCACATACCATGGACAATAAAAATAACCCTCAGGAGAACATCCTGTTCATCTTGGGACAGATCTCCCAGAAACTGGACTATGCTCTCCAGAGAAGCGAGGAGGACAGAAGGGAACACCGAAGGTTGGCTGATAGGGTGGCCCAGCTAGAACGCTGGAAGTGGGCCATGCAGGGAGCCGCCGCTGTCAGCGGTGGCACAGTATCTTTCATCATCACCAAGATATTCACTTGAGGTGAACCCTAATGTCTGACCATAGTGACCCCAATCAGGTAGAGCGTGTTGCCAGGCTTCAATGGCTGCTGCTGGAGGACTTCGAGCGGTTGCTGGAGTCCGGGCAGATGACGCCTACCGACCGGGCTACCCTCACCAGGTTCCTCAGGGAGAATGGATGGAAGGTGGACCCGAACGAGCTTCCTACTTCACTTAGAGAGAAACTTACGTCCCTTGTGGACCCCAAGCAGTTTGACGAGGAGGAGGACCTGTAAGGATCGCGTATAAGGCCCCTAGCAGCCCCGTAGAGCGACGAACGGAGGCTACCCTATAGTTACCCCCTGGGAAGACCCTGAAATCGCTCAGAAGGGCAGCCAGGGGCCTTCTCGTCGATTTTAGATTATTTATGTTTACAAGAGAGGAACTAGAGCGGGAAGGGCTGACGGATTTCCGAGTCTTCCTGGTGCATGTATGGGCGTTCCTCGGCCTTCCAAAGCCTACCAAAGTGCAGCTTGACATCGCCTATTGGCTACAGCACGGCCCCAACCGTGCCATCCTCCAGGCTTTCCGAGGGGTTGGCAAGAGTTGGATTACGGTAGCATTTGTCCTTTGGCACCTCCTGTTGGACCCACAGAAGAAGATCATGGTGGTGTCCGCTGGTGAGGGGCTGGCAAGCGACTTCACCAAGTTCTGCTTCCAGTTGATTCACGGGATGCCCCTGCTTCAACACCTGGCCCCGAGACATGGACAGCGGGCCAAGAGTGACAGCTTCGATGTTGGCCCTGCTACTCCCTCCAAGGACCCTTCCGTCAAGTCGGTGGGCATCACTGGACAGCTTACCGGCTCCCGTGCAGACATCATTGTGGCTGATGA